AGTATAATATTTGTTGTTGTATTGTCAATAAGTCTTTCGTGGCTTGCAATGATCATGATAGCAAAAGAAAAGCCCAAAGTAAAAGAGATACTCAGGGCTTTTGAAAACGGAATAACATTCACAGCGTGTGTGCTGATTATTATTTGTCTTGTCTTAGAATTGTCTTAATTCAAATAATCTGAAAACAATTCAAATAAATCTTGAAACTTTTTGGAAACGAAGTCGATACATTGCCATAGTGTTGCAATCTCAATAAACACTTTTATGAAAGATTTACCTAAATTAATAGGCTTTTTGATTTGCGAAGTTATATTGGCATTTTGAACCGGTACTTCAATAGTGCCATCATTAATTTCGTCACACAAATCACACAACTTGTTGTAAAAGCTTACAGGAATAGGTCTGTTTTCATCAACAAGCTTATGCAGTAAATCTTTCATCGGCATAGACAATTCTTCATAAGTTAGACATTCCAGTTCACCATATGTGAAATTCGTTAATTCCCCATAAGTCACAAGTATTCCTCCTTTCCTGTTTGATATTCCAATTATATCACACAGAAACGGAGATTTCAACGATAAAACGGACAGGAAAGAAAAGGGGTGAGGAATTATGTTTGATGAGTTTCGGCAAAAAGTCAAAATGATTGCGAAATCAAAGTGCTTAACGTATGCTCAAATAGCTGAGAAATCAGGTGTAAAGGAAAGTACAATAAAAGCATTTATGTGCGGCGCAACTGATAGCAGGCGTGTTGCTGAAAAAATAGCAGCTGTACTCGGTGTAGAGATCGTGTACAGCAACGGTAAGTACAAAATCAACAGTAATAAGACAGAAAAAGAAGGTGAACCAATGACAAACAACATTGAATTGAGGGGCTGCGACAGTGCAATGACAAGACAGGTCATTGTCACAAAAGCACTTAAAGGCTCAGGAAAAGAAAATGACCCATATCGAGAGGTCACGCAGTATTGGTCTTTGACAGGCAAGCTGCTTTTTGAGCTGACAGACGATGACGGACAATAATACTACCCAACAGCCACAAAATATAAAACGAGGAGGTGGACTAAATGAGGTCACCTGACATTGAAATGGCAGTGCGGCTGTACTATGAAAAGCCCGAAATAACCAATTCGGATATCAAGGAGCTGTTCGGCACAGGTGAAACGCAGACTATCAAGATCAAGAAAGCTGTTAAGGAAGAAATGGCAAAGCGTGGCGTGAAGTCATGGCTGCCGCACTCGGTCAATACCGAGATAGCCTACGAGGTGTGGGGCATTGATATCGACAACTTCGAGAAAAGGCTTAAAAAACTCCGCACGCTTTACGGAAAGGACGTGAGAAAATGATAGCCGTACTAGAGATAATCAGATGTGCCGCAGCGGTAGCGCTTTTGGTGGTGCTTACAATGTATGTAGCATACAGGTGGTATGTAAGCGTAAAAGAAACTGCCTACGAGGAAGCAGAGGAGAGCATTAAGCGTGCAGTGAGAGAAGCAGGCAGACCCGTGGTCAAGGTCGAAATACAGACGAAAGGAAAGTGGTAATGAACATTGTAGGAATACTGCTGATAACAATAGCTGTGCTTGCAGGCATAGATGTAGTGATGTATCTTGTGCTGAGCGTGGTGGATAGGCACTGGGAGAAAGGTTTTGAGAAAGAGGAGGACGAAGACGATGAAAGTTCTGATAGCCTGTGAGGAATCTCAAGAGGTCTGCAAAGCGTTCCGTGCGAAAGGACACGAAGCATATAGCTGCGATATTCAGATGTGTTCAGGCGGTCACCCTGAATGGCATATATGCAATGATGTTTTGGATATTATCAATGGTAATACCGATTTTTTCACCTGTGACGGCAAGCAGCATACTGTTGAAACATGGGATATGATTATCGCACACCCACCGTGTACATACCTGACCAACGTGGCTACACGCCACTATAGTTTGAAATGCACACCTGCTGAAAAGGTGGTCGAGCGTATGAAACACCGTGAAGAATCAATAGTATTTTTTATGCAGATTGTGTCGGCGAACGCACCGAAAATTGCAGTGGAAAACCCTATAGGGCGTATGAATACTGTATTCAGAAAGGCAGATCAAATAATTCACCCATATATGTTTTCAAACGGACCGGAAGACTCAGAACAGTTTGTCACAAAGGCGACGTGTTTATGGCTAAAGGGGCTGCCTGTCCTACGACCAACATATACAGGGGACAAGCCTGATAATGGCAAGCTGTTTGGACGATATTCTAATGGTAAATCACGCACATGGGAAGAAACACGTCATTCTGGCAAAGATCGTGCTAAGGTAAGGAGCAAAACGTTTAAAGGTATTGCTTTTGCAATGGCTGAACAATGGGGGAATATTAAGGAGGATAACGATGATAGTGATGAGAGAGGTATTTAAGAGGGACAAGCCCCTTGACAACGGCAGTGGAGCGGTAAGCCTTTGCGTGTTCCATTCAAATGTCAAGTCTGACGAGTGCGGTGCACTGACAGTAACGCCAACGAGAGATTACTGCCGTAGATGTGCATTCTACAAGACCCGTGAGGATTTCGACAGAGGGCTTGGCGATGCCGCAAGGTCGCTCCGTGAGAAAGGGCTTGAGCCTGTGAAGAAGATGGACTATGACGGCAAGCAGTATATGAGCGTAAGACCTATTGAAAAGGAGGAAGAAGAATGCTAACGAGAGAAGAAACGATAAAGGTCTTTAAGATATGTCACTGCGGTGAAGGTTACTGTGATGACTGTCCAATGCAATGCGAGGATAAGCCCTGCAAGAAGGAACTGTCAAGTGCGGTGCTGCATTATCTCAAAGAACCCAAAGAAAACGAGCCTGCACTGTCTGCCAACAGCGCAAGCTCAGAGATATTGAAAAATATCAATTCAACACACTTTGATGATAGCACATTGCTGGATATTTGTCAAGAAGGAATAGAGGAAATGGCGAAAATAGCCCTTGACGATTACCCAAATGAATTCCTGACAGGATATGTTGTGGCGTTCAAGGACAACATCAAGAGGCTGAGAGGCGGTGACAGCAAATGACAATAGATGAATTTAAGCTGAAACAGAATCTGCCTTACGAAGCGAAGGTACGTCACGCAGAGATCAGAGCTTGGGAGTTCTACAACAAAGTGTACGGCGATCTTAACGCTACTTGTCACGTTTCTGTCGGAGGACTTGATAGCATTACACTTCTTGTGTTTCTTCGAAACATAGGCATTGATGTTCCTGCCATAAGTGTGTCTATCTTAGAAGATAGAGGAAATCAAGAGATACATAAGCAGCTGGGTGTTACATCTATAAAGCCATATATGAGCAAAACGCAGGTGCTCAATCAACTTGGCTTTCCGGTCGTTAGCAAAGCCAAAGCCAATAAGATAAGCTATCTGTTGCAACCTAATGCGGACAAACAGACATTTATTCACGCAATTATGACAGGTGATATGGGCGAACAGGGTGGCTTCAAGCACTCCGATCGCATCAAGTTGCAAGATAAGTGGATAAAGCTCTTTGGCGGTAATTATGCGCATATGCGACCTGATCTTGACATACGACCTGTACCAAACTTCAAAGTATCGTCAAAATGTTGCTACTATATGAAGGAAAAGCCTTGCGACGATTGGGCAAAAGAACATAACAGCTATCCATATTTGGGACTTATGGCGTCAGAAGGCGGTCAAAGGGAAATGGCACTAATGAAAAACGGCTGCAACTATTATGGTAAAACTACAACACGAAGCTGTCCGTTTGCTATATTCACGAGGCAAGATCTGTTACAGCTTGCTCTTGACCTTAATGTACCCGTTCCAAGAGCATATGGAGAGATCAAACGCAAAGAAAATGGTGAGCTTTACACTACGAGAGCGCAGCGTACGGGCTGTTCAATGTGCGGCTTTGGTATACATATGGAGCAGCGTCCTCACCGCTTCGATAGACTACGTGAAGATAATCCTGCTGAATGGGAATACTGGATGAAACGCTGCTGTAAAGACGAAGACGGCACAGTTTATGGCTGGGGACGTGTGCTTGACTTTATAGGTGTTGAATGGAGATAATGAGAGGAGAGAACTAAAATGTCAGTAAAAATAAACTCACTTGAATTTGAAAACGTCAAGAAGATAAAAGCCGTGCAGCTTGAGCCTGCAAAGAATGGGCTTACTGTTATTGGCGGTAAGAACAGGCAGGGCAAGACCTCTGTGCTTGACGCTATCGCTTGGGCGCTTGGCGGTGACAAGTATAAGCCGTCCTCTCCTCAGCGTGAGGGGTCTGTTGTCGAACCGCATTTGAAGATAACTCTCGACAATGGTATCGTGGTGGAACGCAGCGGTAAGAACAGCTCTCTCAAAGTCACCGACAGCACAGGTAAAAAAGGCGGTCAGCAGCTTTTGAACAGCTTCGTTGAACAGTTCGCACTTGACCTGCCTAAGTTCATAAATCAATCAAGCAAGGAAAAAGCTTCAACTCTGCTGAAAATAATCGGTGTGGGTGATACGCTCTATGAGCTGGAGCATAAGGAACATTCCCTCTATGACCAGCGTACTGCTATCGGCAGGATAGCTGACCAGAAGTCTAAGTTTGCAAAGGAAATGCCTGTGTACGCAAACGTTCCTTCCGAGCCTGTTTCGGCTTCGGAGCTTATCAGACAGCAGCAGGATATACTTGCTCGCAACGGCGAAAATCAGCGTAAACGTGACCAGAAAGAATACTACGAAAAGCAGTTGGAGATTGCTAAGTCCGCCTATGAGCGTGCAAAAGCAAGCTATGAAGCGGCAGTGAACAACTTCAAGCTTGCAAGCCTTGACGCACAAGACCTTGTGGACGAAAGCACAGCGGAGCTTGAAAAGAATATCTCGGAAATCGAGGAGCTGAACAAGAAGATAAGAGCAAATCTCGACAGGGAAAAAGCTGAGATAGATGCTGAGGACTACCGTTCACAGTATACATATCTCACTGAGCAGATAGAGGACGTAAGGCAGGCTAAAACTGACCTGCTGGGCAGTGCCGACCTGCCCCTTGAGGGTCTTTCCGTTGAGGACGGAGAGCTGCTGTATAACGGGCATAAGTGGGACAGTATAAGCGGAGCTGAACAGCTTATCGTCGCTACCTCTATCGTGAGAAAGCTCAACCCTGACTGTGGTTTTGTCCTGCTGGACAAGCTTGAACAAATGGATACCGACACCCTTGATGACTTCGGCAAGTGGCTTGAAGCACAGGGCTTGCAGGCGATAGCCACAAGAGTTTCCACAGGTGACGAGTGCAGTATCATTATCGAGGACGGCAGGTCAATGGACAATGATAAGGAAGAAAACACAGAAACGAAAACTTGGAAAGCAGGTGCATTTTAATGTATGAAATAACATCAGGAGTTGTAAGCTCCGCACAGAAAGTCGTGATATATGGTCCTGAGGGCATAGGCAAATCCACCTTTGCGGCTCAGTTCCCCGACCCTGTATTTATTGATACTGAGGGCAGCACAAAGAAGCTGAACATCAGACGTTTTCCTAAGCCAACAAGCTGGGAAATGCTCAAAAACGAGGTAAAGGAAGCTATGAATGGCAGGCTCTGCAAGACCCTTGTCATTGATACATTTGATTGGGCTGAACAGCTTTGCATTGAAACTATCTGCTCGGCACATCAGAAGAAAGGCATTGAAGATTTCGGCTACGGCAACGGCTACGTCTACGAGAAAGAGGAGATAGGCAAGTTCCTTAATCTCTTGCAGGAGGTAGTTGACAGCGGTATCAACGTTGTGCTTACGGCTCACGCTCAGATGAGAAAGTTTGAACAGCCTGACGAGCTGGGCGCTTATGACCGCTGGGAACTGAAACTCGGCAAGAAAACTTCTTCTCAGATATCGCCTCTTGTGAAAGAATGGGCTGATATGGTGCTGTTTGCAAACTACAAAACATATGCAGTAGCTGTGGATAAGGACGGAAAGAAGTTCAAGGCACAGGGCGGTGACCGTGTTATGTACACCACACATCACCCTTGCTGGGACGCCAAGAACCGTGACGGGCTTCCGTCTGAAATGCCTTTTGAATACAGCGGTATAGCTCACCTGTTTGCGTATACACAGCCTGCTGAAATGCCTAAGCCTGTGACGATGCCAAGACGTGTGCAGGAGCAGCTTGCACAGCCGAAAGCAGCACCGCAGCCCCCTCATAAGACATCAAACGCAGTGACATTGCAGCAGGCTCAGCCGACAGCTGCACCAAAGGCAGAAGAACCCCTTACTGATCTCAGCGGCTTTGAGGACGTTGCACCACCTATCGTTATCCCTGATGGCATACCGAAAGCACTTGCAGACCTTATGAGAGCCAACAACGTAAGCGAATCAGACATACGTCTTGTGGTATCTCAGAGAAACTATTTCCCTTATGATACCCCTATTACAAACTATCCTGACGACTTCGTGCAGGGCTGTCTGATAGGCGCTTGGGAGCAGATGCTGCCGCTTATCAGAGAAAATCAGAAAGTACCATTTTAAAAGGAGGACAACACTATGGATAATTTTATGGAATACGGCTGGGAAGATGAGATAGTCAACGAGGGTGGGGACTTTGTCCTGCTCCCTGAGGGGGACTATGACTTCACCGTTGCAAAGTACGAACGTGCAAGGCACGAGGGGTCGGCGAAAGTGCCGCCCTGCAATATGGCAAAGGTCACATTCACCATTTGGGGTGCAGAGGACAGCGTGGAGATAACAGAGAACTTCTTCCTTTGCAACAAGTTTGAGTGGAAGCTCTCAGCACTTTTCCTGGCTCTCGGCTTGAAAAAGCATGGCGAGCCGTTGAAAATGAACTGGAACGCTATCACAGGCAAAAAGGGCAAGTGTCACGTCTACGTTGACAACTACAAGAACAAGGACGGTGAGGACAGGCAGTCCAACAAGATTAAAAAGCTCTATGCCTATGACGAGAATGTGACTACCGTTCAGCCTGCTCAGACGCAGACACCACAGTATAGTCAGCCTGCTCAGACAGGTGGCTGGAAAGCCGGTGCGTTCTGATGATGAATTTAAGACCATATCAAAACGAGGCTAAGCTTGCTATACTCGAACAATGGTCTGAGGGAATAAACAAAGTCCTTGCAGTTCTGCCCACAGGAACGGGAAAGACAATACTTTTCTCGGCTGTTACGGAAGAATGTGTGCGGCAGGGTAAGCGTGTGCTTATCCTTGCCCACAGGGGCGAGCTGCTCGACCAGGCGGCGGACAAGCTTATGAAGTCAACAGGGCTTGGCTGTGCCACCGAGAAAGCAGAGCAAAGCTGTTTAGGCTCTTGGTATCGTGTAGTAGTAGGCTCAGTTCAGACCCTTATGCGTGAGAAAAGGCTCAAAGGCTTTTCGGAAAATTACTTCGATACCATAATAATTGACGAGGCTCATCACGCTATCTCAGACGGCTATCAGAGAGTGCTTGACCATTTTCCTGAAGCTCAGGTACTTGGTGTAACGGCTACACCTGACAGGGGCGATATGAAGAACTTAGGCTCGGTGTTCGACAGCCTTGCATATGAATACACCCTGCCGCAGGCTATCAAAGAGGGCTATCTTTCACCTATCAAGGCTATCACCATACCGCTGAAACTTGACCTTTCAGGAGTATCAACTCAGGCAGGAGATTTCAAGGCAAGTGATATCGACACGGCACTTGACCCATATCTTTATCAGATAGCTGACGAAATGCTCAAATACTGTAAGGAACGCAAGACAGTTGTGTTCCTGCCGCTGGTCAAGACCTCTCAGAAGTTCCGTGATATCCTTATCAGCAAAGGGTTCAACGCTGCTGAGGTCAACGGAGAAAGCACAGACAGAGCGGAGATACTTGAAGCTTTCGACAAGGGCGAATACAACGTGCTGTGCAACTCAATGCTCCTCACAGAGGGCTGGGACTGTCCGTCAGTTGACTGTGTTATCGTGCTAAGACCAACAAAAGTGCGTGGACTTTACTGTCAAATGGTAGGCAGAGGCACAAGACTTTGCGAGGGAAAGACAGAGCTTTTACTGCTCGACTTTCTGTGGCACACAGAACGCCACGAGCTTTGCAGACCTGCACACCTTATCTGTCAGAATGAAGAGGTCGCTGAGAAAATGACCGAAAACCTTGCCAATGAGGCAGGCTGTGCAGTAGATATCGAAGAGGCAGAAAAACAGGCAAGCGAGGACGTTGTGGCACAGCGTGAAGAGTCTTTGGCAAAGCAGCTCAAAGAAATGAAAACACGCAAGCGAAAGCTCGTTGACCCTTTGCAGTATGAAATGTCAATACAGGCTGAGGACTTGTCCTCATATGTTCCTGCTTTTGGCTGGGAGTGTGCTCCTGCTACCGACAAGCAGAAAGCAAAGCTTGAAAAGCTGGGCATTTTCCCTGACGATATAGACAACGCAGGCAAAGCAAAGCTTATCCTTGACCGACTTGAAAAGCGCCGCAATGCAGGACTTACCACACCAAAGCAGATAAGGCTGCTTGAAAGCAAAGGTTTTGAACACGTCGGCTCTTGGAGCTTTGACAGCGCAAGCAAGATGATAGCTCGTATCTCTGCCAATGGTTGGAGAGTGCCGAGAGATATCAACCCGAAAACATACACACCTGGGAACTAAGGAGAAGTGAATGGATAACACAAATTTGCTTAAAATGCTTGAATACATAGACCCTGCAAGCTGTGATTATCAGGAATGGGTCAATGTGGGAATGGCTCTCAAACACGAGGGCTATTCCGTGAACGATTGGGACAGTTGGTCAAGGTCAGACAGCCGTTATCACAGCGGAGAGTGCGAACACAAATGGCAAGGATTTAACGGCAATGCTCAGCCTGTGACCGCAGGAACTATCGTGCAAATGGCTAAGGAACGTGGATACAGCCCCCATGAGTTTCAGGCATACGATTGGGACGGCGAGATAGTTGCAGAAGAAAGCAGTCCCCTTGTAAACGGCGGTGAGGGCATACCGATCACCGAGCCTGCAAACTGGGACCCTGTCAAGGAGATAGTGACCTATCTTGAGACCCTCTTTGAGGCAGGAGAGAACGTGGGCTATGTTACGCAAACGTGGGAAACAGAAAAGGACGGCAAGACCAAGTATCTGCCCACAAAAGGCTGCTGTGACAGGACGGCAGGTGAGCTTATCAAGAGGCTTGGCGAATGTAACGGCGACATTGGTGCGGTATTTGGCGACTACAAGGAAGAGGCAGGAGCGTGGATCCGCTTCAATCCTCTTGACGGCAAGGGCGTAAAGAACGAGAATGTAACAGACTACCGCTATGCTCTTGTTGAAAGCGACAGTATGCCAATAGAACAGCAGAATGCTGTGATGAGAGAGCTTGAACTTCCTATCGCTGTGCTTGTATACAGCGGTGGAAAGAGCGTTCACGCTATCGTCAAGATAGACGCTCCCAACTATGATGAATACCGCAGGCGTGTTGATTTTCTTTACAAGGTCTGCAAGGAAAGCGGTCTTGACATAGATAAACAAAACCGCAATCCCTCACGTCTTAGCCGTATGCCGGGCGTGATGAGAAACGGCAAGAAACAGTTCATCATTGACAAAAACATAGGCAAAGAAAGCTTTTCGGAATGGAAAGATTACATAGAAAGTATCAATGATGATCTCCCCGACCCTGAGAGCCTGAGTGCTGAGTGGGATAACCTGCCTGAGCTTGCACCACCACTTATTGACGGCGTTCTCAGACAGGGTCACAAAATGCTCATTGCAGGTCCGTCAAAGGCAGGCAAGTCTTATGCACTTATCGAGATGTGCGTGGCGATAGCTGAGGGGGGTAAGTGGTTTGGCTGGCAATGCACCAAGGGAAAGATACTATACGTCAACCTAGAGCTTGACAGAGCATCTTGTCTGCACCGTTTCAAGGACGTGTACACCGCAATGCACCTAGAGCCTGAAAACCTCAGTAGCATAGACATATGGAACTTGCGAGGTCACAGCGTACCAATGGACAAGCTTGCACCAAAGCTTATACGCCGAGCAAGCAAGAAGAATTACATTGCCGTGATAATAGACCCTATCTACAAGGTCATAACAGGCGACGAGAACTCAGCAGACCAAATGGCTCACTTCTGCAACCAGTTTGACAAGGTATGCACAGAGCTTGGCTGTGCGGTCATATACTGCCACCACCACTCAAAGGGAGCGCAGGGCGGTAAGCGTTCAATGGACAGAGCCAGCGGTTCAGGAGTATTCGCCCGTGACCCTGACGCACTTCTTGACCTTTCAGAGCTTGACATTTCAGACAGCCTTTACAAGCAGCAGGAGGACGAAACTGTTTGCCGTATCTGTGAGAACTGGATGAGGAGATTTTACAGAAATACTGATGAGCTTTGTTCACAGGACGATCTTGTTACGCCGTCAAAAATGCTTGAGATAACACACAAGTACCTGCACCCGAACTCATACAAGCTTATGATGGCCGATATAGACAAGGCTAAGCTTGCAGTAAGAAACCGCACGGCATGGCGTATAGAGGGTACTCTGAGAGAGTTCCCGAAATTTGCTCCCCTCAATATGTGGTTTGATTATCCTGTTCACAGAGAGGATACTGTGGGCGTGCTTAAAGACTGCGAGGTAGAGGACATCACACCGAATTGGAAGAAGAATTTCAGCAAGAAAAAGACCAATGAAGACCGCAGCAAGGAGCGCAAGGAGAGCATTGAAACAGCTTTCAGCGGCGTGCAGGAGAACGGCAAGTGCCGCATTTCTGAGCTGGCGGAGTACATAGGAAAGAGCGAAAAGACCGTTGGAAGATACCTCAAAGAGCATGGTGGCTTTTGGATAGAAGAGGGAGAATGTGGCTTAAAAGCTCAGTAGACAGACAAGACAAAATCGAATTTTTGAACTTTAGACAGACAGGAAAAAATCGAAAAAGTGTCAGGACAAAATCGAGCTTTTTTCTTGTCGGACAATATCGAAAATTACCGAGTTTGTCGGACGGACAGACAAACATATATTACTACGTAATATATATCTTGTCCGCTAGAAGCGGCGGACAAGAATATTACTAGCAGTAATACCCGACCGCACGAGAGGAGAGATAACGATGACTGAATTTTTTATGGCGATGATACCGCCGACGGCTACGGCGCAGGAACACAAGGTGGCAGTGAGAAACGGCAAGCCGATATTCTATGATCCACCCGATGTCAAAGCGGCAAAAGAAAAGCTCATGGCAAACCTTGCAAGGCACAGACCGCCTGAAAAATACATCTGTGGGATAAGGTTGGTAACAAAGTGGCTGTTTCCAAATGACGGCAAGCACAAGGACGGAGAATACAAGACCAGCAAGCCTGACACAGACAACCTGCAAAAGATGTTCAAGGACTGCATGACAAAGCTTGACTTTTGGTCGGACGACCAGCTTGTGGCAAGTGAGATATGTGAGAAGTTTTGGGCGAACACGCCAGGCATTTATGTGAGGATAGAGGAGCTATGACGATACACGAAGTAAAGAAAAGTCTTGGACGCAGGGTGAGCTACAACGGCTCTGACTGCTACGAACTGACAGGGTGCATAATACGCAAGGACACAAAGACAGGGCAATTTTTCTATCAGGCAGAGATTGCTGACAAGACTTGTGGCAACATGTTGGTGTATTGTAGACTAGAAGAGTTGAGGTGTGAGGAGGCAAAAGAATGAAAACACATAATCTGAAACTTAGCATAGAATTTTGTGACGCCGTTCTGAGCGGTGAGAAAACTTTCGAGGTCAGAAAGAATGACAGGGGTTTTCAGACAGGAGATCTGATAAGATTTATACCGACTGACGGAACGTCTTATCGTAGCTCAGACGGCACAGTAAGAGAACATGCAAAACATGAGATATCAGGACATACATACAAGATAACATATATCCTCAACGGCTGGGGAATAAAGAATGGGTATGTTGTGCTGGGAATAAGAGAGGAGATAGCCTATGGAAAGAAACGACCCAATGACCATGTCACGCCTGAAAGCCTACCGCAGGAATGCCTCAGCCATTGAGGACATCAAGGCAGAGCTTTCAGGCAAGTACGTTGCCGACAGTATCAGCGTATGCACTCCGCCGTCCTACACACCACACAGCACACGCATAGACGGCTTATTGCCAAGTGGTGATACACTTTCATTGCTGTGCGAGCAGGCACGGCTAGAGCGTGAGCAGAGGGCTGTGGAGGAATTTATCAAGGGGATAGAGGACTATCAGACACGGCGAATGTTCGTGCTGAAATTCATCAAGGGTAAGACGTACTTGCAGATAGCTATGCAGGTGAGTGGTGGGAGAATCACAGAGGACGCAGTTGAAAAGAAGATAAAAAGATATATTTCAAAAAAATCTTGATTTGTCGGTTTTGTCGGTTTTCACTATGTTATAATTTAAACTGAGGAAAGTGTAGATGTACCTCAGACTTGTACTTTCATTGAAGTCACCTCCAATTTTCTAAGCCCCGTAAGGGGCTATGCAGAACGTGAGTGCATGAGCTTGCGTTCTGTTCCATACGGTCAGTTGGTTGCCCGTAAAAGCCAACACATAATATTTGAACCGCCGCCAAGCTTTCGGGCTTCGGGCGGTGTATGCAGGTCGAGAGCGTGCCAGCTTAACATCTGCTCCACCATTTACAAAACTCCTTATAATATATTTGTGAGAGGCACTCCAAACGGGGTGTCTTTTGCGTTGCGTCGCAAAAAGTTCATAAATGTCGAATTTTTGATATGTTGCATAAAAAAGGTAATTGACTTTTATGCAGTATATAGAAATTCGGTGCATTTCGTTGATTTTCGCTCTGATTAGTGATATTATTTAAGAAATATTATTATGAGGAGTGATTGTACTTGGTAGTCAAATTTAATGGTAATAAACCGTTTAAAATGGAGGAACATCAAACCAATAAACTTACTACAAAATGTTTTTTATGTGGACAACAGGCAAAAAGCCGAATATTTTATGATGGATTTGAGAATGGAAATTGCATATGTTGTAATTGTGAAGATCAGCTAAAAGGAATGTTTAAAGATTATTTATTAGCAGAATCAAACTTCAACAAAATAGCACTTGAAGAATTAGTGGAAGGATTACGCAATGAAACTATAACGCAGTTAGATAGCCAAATTCATAAAGAAGGCTATAAATATGCCCAAGAGGTTAACATTGTAGATGATTTCGATGATACATTAACCCTTCAAGAAGTTCAACAGAATAATATATTTTATTCGATAAAATATCAATTTTGTTATAACAAAATGATAAATTATATGAAGAATAAATATAATGAAGACCCTTATATAGTCAGATTTTTTGAAACTACGGATTACTATGACCCTGAGGGTTTGTATAGAAGAGATACAAATGCTATATGTGGCATTGCAAAAATATATAATAACGGAACCACGGTTATTTTTGGCGATTTAAAAGTTGTTTTGGATAGATCGAAATATAACCAATAAAATTAATAATATTGAGTGTTCAAAGCCCCACTAAATCGGGGCTTTTTTCATACCATAAAGAAAGGACGGTGCCCTCATGACAGCACGGCAAAAGAAATTTGCAGAATACTATGCTCAGAGCGGCAACACCGTTCAGAGTGCTATAAAGGCAGGATACAGCGAGAAGTATGCGAAAGCTGACGCCTGCAAAATCCTAGATAATCCTAGTGTTGGGGAGTATATCCGTGTGCTGTCCGAGAAAGCTCAGGACGAGCGTATAATGACCGCAAAGGAGAGGCAGGCACTCTTGTCTGATATCGCTAAGGACGTCAAGAATGACCCTGCTGACCGTATCAGAGCCGTCGATACCCTCAATAAAATGACAGGAGAGTATGTGGCTAAGATACAGGCGGAGGTCAAGACCTCTGAAAAGCTTTCAGACGTTTTCGCTCAGATAGGCGGTGAGGGGCTTGACGAGTAAGTTTCCTCTGTCGCAGAAGTATATGGACTTCATCAACAGCGTTCGAGGTGTGTCTGCGGATTTTCTTGAGGGGACTACCGCAAGCGGCAAAACAACTGTGGGCGCAGGAATAAAGTTCATGCGTATGGTGTCGGCAAGCCGAAAGAAACTTCACGTCATTGCCGCTAAGACTACGGGAAAGGCTGAGGAAACTATCATTCAGCAGGATAACGGCATTCTTGACCTGCACACCAATGCTCGGTACTTCGGCAACGGTGATAAGGACTACAAACTGCCGCATATCAAGTTTGAGGGCAAGATAATCTATGTTCTGGGATATGACAACAAGGATAAGTGGGAAATGGTGCTGGGCGCTCAGTTCGGCTGCGTGTATATCGACGAGATAAATACCGCTGATATCGAGTTTGTCCGTGAGATGTCAACCCGTAACGATTACCTTATGGCGACCCTCAACCCTGACGACCCCTCGCTACCTGTGTACAAAGAGTTTGTCAACCGCTCACGTCCGTATCAGAAATATGCCTGTGACGTGCCTGCGGAGATAATGAAAGAGCTTACAGAAGAACCTGTACCCAATTGGCGGTACTGGTTCTTTACTTTTCGTGATAATCTTTCACTTACTGATGAGGATATCAAGCGGAAAATGGCTGCCGCTCCGAAAGGCACAAAGCTGTATAAGAACAAGATACTCGGTCTGAGAGGACGTGCAACAGGGCTTGTGTTTGACCTGCAAAAGCGAAATATCTTGACAGCAAAGCAGGCGAAAGCTTTCAATTATGTGTACTTCTCAGCCGGGCTTGACACCGCTCTCTCGCAATCCTCACCTGATACCATAGCGTTCACCTTTGTGGGCATAACGGCTGACAGAAAGTGCGTCACTCTTGACGAGGAAGTGTATAACAATCGTGACAGACAAGTGCCGCTCACGCCCTCCGACATACCGAAAATATTCACGGCGTTCTTGGAGAAAAACCGTAGGACGTGGGGCTTTGCACGAGATGTGTATATCGACAGCGCAGATCAGGCGACCATACTTGAATGTCAGAAGTTCGGACGGCTCACAGGCAGCATATATAATTTTATCCCGGCATTCAAGAAAACGAAAATAATCGACCGAATACACTTGCAGTCAGCTTGGCTGGCGGCAGGTGATTTTTATATCCTTGAGCATTGCAAGGAGTACGCAGGCGAGCTTAACATATACAGTTGGAAAGAGGATAAGGCTGAGCCTGAGGACGGCAACGACCACCTTATCAATTCCTGTCAGTATGCCTGGCTGCCGTATCGTGACAAGATAGGAAGTGTGAAGATTGACTAAATTCAGCATAGGAAGCAAGGTGAAAAATATGATAAGAAACTGGCTTGATATCCAGCCTGCACCCGAATACAGTATAATTATCACAGAGAAAACAGGTTTTATGACAGATGTGATAAGGTCACAGCTTTGGTATCGTGGTGACGCCGCAGAGCTTTCACAGTTCTTTCGTCAGCTTAACTTAGGCACAAATTCATTCTGGAGCAGCGTCCCTGAGAATGAAAAGATACGCAAGATACATAGCGGTCTGCCTGCAATAATCGCCGATACGTTGTCATACATTGTCTATTCTGATATGGACGATATCAAGGTCACAGGGGACAAAGCAAAGGCTGACTTCGATAATATCTGCGAGCATATAGACTTCACAGAGCTGACAGGCAAGGCAATAGTTACCGCACTTGTTGACGGCGACGGAGCTTTCAAAATATCGGTGGATACTGAGCTTTCTGATACGCCAATAGTCGAGTTTATCGGCGCTGACAAAGTGGAGTATAACTTTGTACGAGGTCTGCTGAACGAGGTCATTTTTCATTCTGTGCATTATGCAGGCTCAAAGAGATTTCACCTTGAAGAGCATTACGGCAAGGGGTACATAGAAAGCCGTCTGTATGACGATAACGGTCACGAGGTCGGCTTGGACAACGTGCCTTGTCTTGCACAGATACCGCCCCGAACTGAGTTTGAGGGCGAGTATATAATGGCTGTGCCGCTGAAATTCTTTTCATCACGAAAGTATCCGAATAGGGGCAAGAGCATTTTTGACGGCGGTAAGTCTGATTGCTTTGACGCTTTGGACGAGGTGATCTCACAATGGTGGGACGCTATCAGAGCAGGTAGGGTAAAGCAGTATATCCCCGAAAGCATGATACCTAGAGATCCTGCAAGCGGTAAGCTTAAAGCGCCTAACCAGTTCGGCAACAGTTACATAAGCATTGACCCACCGCTTTCGGCAGAGGGTGCAGTGCCTAAGATAGAAGTAGTTCAGCCTGATATCAAGTATGAAGCGTTTGTGGCAAGCTATACGAATTGCCTGCTTATGTGTCTGCAAGGGCTTGTATCTCCTGCCACGCTTGGCATAGATGTGGGCAAGATGTCAAGTGCAGACGCTCAGCGAGAGAAGAAAGACGTCACAGGCAACACCCGAAATACTATCACAACGGCTCTTGAAAAGGCTCTGCCACAGCTTGTTTCTGCGGTGCTTATGACCTATGACAATATGCAGGGCAAAGCCCCTGAGACTTATGAGGTGACAGTTGACTTTGGCGAGTACGGCGCGCCTGACTTTGACAGCAGAGTTGAGACTGTGGGCAAGGCAAGCACATATGGTATTATGTCAGTTGAAACGCAGGTGGAGGAGCTGTGGGGCAGTTCTAAAGAGGACGATTGGAAAGCCGCAGAGGTCAAGCGGATAATGCAGGAAAAGGGGCTTACAGAGGGTGAGCCTACTGCGGTAGGTGATGAGTACGCTTAATTTTAAGGACATAGCCAAAATATTTGAGGAGATAGAGCTAAGGCTCATATCTTCGCTGAAACGCAATCTCAAAAGGCACAAGGCGGAGGAACAGCGTTACGGCTTTGAATGGTCTGCTTGGCAGGCTGAGAAACTGAAAAATATGGAGAACTTCCGCCGTGAAAACCTTGACATTATGAACGAGTACGTTGACGTTATCGACGATCAGACAAGACAGCTTATGACGGAGCAGTTTCAAGAGGGTCAGCAGCAGGCACAACGGAGCGTCCAGAAGCTTTCTGACGAGCCTATAACACCTATCCCCGACAAGCATTTCTTTGGCGTGAACGAAAAGAAAATGGCAAAGCTTATGGAAGACGTCACCACCCTTGAAAAGACCGCTGAAACAGCCGCTATGCGAATGACAGACGATATTTACAGGCAGACTTTGAATAGGGTACAGCTTGCAATGGGAACAGGTTCTATGACGCTTAACGAGGCTATCGACCTTGCCACAAGGGACTTCCTCGACAAGGGCATAAACTGTATCGTATACGCTGACGGCAAGCGAGTGAACATTGCCGACTATGTGCGAATGGCTCTTAGGACAACTTCCACAAGGGCAGCGTTGCAGGGTGCGGCGAAACGCTTTGCAGAGCTTGGCTATGATACGGTGCTTGTGTCGCAGTATGGCGGCTGTTCAAAGACCTGTGAGCCTTGGCAAGGTCAAGTATACATTGATGATGTGTTCACGGTATGGGAGGGGGAAAAGGACGAGTTTCAAGGCAAGTCAAATTACTGCGGTGAGTGGTTTTGGCTGCTGTCATACGCCGTAAAGAACGGGCTTTTTCACCCAAACTGCCGTCACACAATGACGCAGTATATACACGGCAGAACGCAGATACCTGAGCCGATACCGGCGGAGAAGATAAAAGAGCAGCGAGAGCTTGAACAGAAACAGCGTGCAATGGAGCGAAAGATACGCAAGTTCAAACGCTTTGCCGAGGGAACGCTTGACCCCGACACAGCGAAAGAATACCGCAGGAAACTCAGGCAGGCTCAGCAGGAATTAAAGGCGTTCGTTGATGAGCATAATGTGCTGCATAGGGATTATGACAAGGAGAAGTATTATGGCAGTGGTGTTGACAAAAACGTAAAAAGTGATATAATAAAAAACAATAAGTGTGAAATTACCCCTGACAAAATCAATAAGTTCTTTTTGAAACCGAATGCAAAACACTCAGAGGAATTTTTCAGTGTTGGCTATAAAACAACAGATTTTGAACTTCTTGACAAGGATTTAAAGGCTTGCTTTGATTATAGCAAAGCGGTCGATAAAGTTGTTTCTGATAGTGGCGTCGAAAGATTTAGTATATTTGCTGAGTTAGGAGTAAACGAAAAGAAACGTTTCAGAACAGTTTGGCAAAAAGACACTCCTGAGAGTATCCCTCGCATTATAACTGCACATAGAGAGGATGAGCGATAATGTTTGAATTATATGACAAAGTAAAGATCAAGTCAAATAGCATAGTCGGAACTATTATTGACAAATCAAATATTAACGGCAAAACGAACTATGTTGTTGAAAGTGATACAAAAGGAACAACAGGTGGTTATGGTGGCGAATGGAAGCTGTATGACTGCAATGAAAATGAAATCGAAAAGATGTAAATAATTCTACCGCTCCGTTACGGCGAGGCGGTATTTTTATACCCAAAATCAGAAAGGACGGATAAATATGAATTTCGGACAGGCGATCGAAGAAGCAAAGAGAGGTAAGAAAATAGCAAGAAAAGGTTGGAATGGCAAAGGACAGTATGTTGAGCTTGCCACTAATGTTAGTTATAAATCACCTAATGGTACTGTGACAAACGTAGACCATAAGGATATGGGCAATAAAGCATTAGCGTTTGTGGGAACTTCTGGCGTACAACTTGGCTGGCTTGCAAGTCAAGCAGATATGTTGTCGGAAGATTGGCAGACAATAGACTAATCAAACATCGGAACTAAGCACCTTAACGGGTGCTTTTTTCATACACAAATTTAAGAAAGCGAGGTCAGAAAATGGACGAGAAAAAGAAACTCCCTGATGAGGAGGAGAAGAAAACTCCCGATACTCACGAGGAGAAAAAGGACGAGCCAAAGGCTGAGGAAAAGCCTGCGGACAAGGTAGATGAGAACTCTGCCGACAAGGAGCAGCCTGCGTCGGACGATAGTCAGGCTGACGAGAACGGTGAGGGTGCTGATAAGCCTGCAGAAGATAAGCAGGAACAGCCAAGCGAGGATAAGTCCGACAAGCAGGACAGTGCAGAGAACGCACCTGACGAAAAAGATCAGGAGATACTCAGGCTCAAAACTCAGATAGCCGCTATGCAGCTTGGTATCAAGCCCGACTGTATCGAGGACGCCGTTGCGGTGGCTGAAAGCTATGTGAGAAACGGCAGTCAGCAGGATATCAACGCCGCCCTTTCTGCGGTTGTGAAGAAGTATCCGGATATGAAAGGCGAGGGCGGCAAAAAGTCCGACGGCAAAAAGCAGGGCGGTTTCAAGGTCGGTGCAGGATCTTCGGATACTGATGAAAAGAAGCCACAGAGCAAACCAACAGCGCAGAAACGCTGGAACAAATTCAAGTAAAAACAGGAGGAATGAATCATGCCAAATCTTAATTACGCAGAAGTATGGAACCCCGAACTCTTGGAGATAAGGATCCAGGAAACACTGTCAAGCCCGTTCATCACACAGAACGTTAGGTGGCTTGACGCAAAGACTTTCCACTTCACACAGATGTCAACATCAGGCTACAAGAGCCACAACAGAAACGGCGGCTGGAACACAGGTAAGTATGTTCAGACGGACGTGCCTTTCACTCTTACACACGATCGTGACGTTGAGTTTCTTGTGGATAAGGCTGACGTTGACGAAACGAACTCATCAGCGTCTATCAAGAATATCTCAGAGGTATTCGAGAAAACACAGTCTGCTCCCGAAACGGACGCTCTGTTCTTCTCAAAGACAGCTCAGAGAGCGGCAGAGCTTGAGGGCTATCACTCATCAACAGCTGCTTCATCATACACAAAGGGTAACGTGTTCGACAAGCTCAAAGGCTTTCTTTCATCAGGCAAGCTGAGAAGATATAAGTCTAACGGCTCGCTCATTATGTATGTGACTTCCACAATTATGGACCTGCTGGAGCAGTCTGACAAGTTCACGAGAAAGATAGAAATGACACAGATCGCAGAGGGAGGACTTGGTCTTAGAACAAGAGTGACCGACATTGACGGAGTGCCTATCATGGAGGTCATTGATGATGAGCGTTTCTATGACCGCTTCAACTTTGACCCTGAGGACGGCGGCTTTGAGCCTTGCACTGCAAGCTATGTAAAGACCGCTGATACCGATATCGTGAGTGGCAAGGAGTATTACACCGAATCAAGCGGTTCTTACACTAAGGTATCAGGCACACCGAGCAAGTCTGCACTTGATACATACTATGAAAAAGTCGCAGGCTCACACAAGATAAACGTGCTTATCGCAACACCTGAGACCACAAAGATAGTGCCTAAGATCAACAGCATTTACAGCTTTGCTCCGGGCGGACACACAGAGGGTGACGGCTGGCTCTATCAGAACAGAGCGTTCTCAGATGTTTTCACTTTTCCGAACGGCAAGGACGGAAAGATAGACAGCATTTACGCTGACGTTGACACAGCAGAGTACAGCGAGTAAGGGGTGAGGGATATGTACCTCACCTCTACTGAGTTTTGCAATATCTGTCCTGAGTGTGATATCTCCGAAGAACAGTTCTCGGCTATTCGGCAAAGAGCTGAAAGCGATATCGACACGCTGACTTTCAACCGCATAACAGCAGAGGGCATTGACAGCTTCACAGACTTTCAGAGAGAGCGTATAAAGCGTTCCACAGCCTTGCAGATGAAATTCATCTATGACAATTCGGAGCTGTTAGAAAGCCCTCTGAGCGCTTACAGCATAAGCGGAGTTTCAATGTCATTCGATAAGTCAAAGGTGGTATCTCTTGACGGCGTTATCACAACACGTCAGGTCTACAATGTGCTTATGCAGACAGGACTATGTTACAGGGGGCTGATGTGATGAAGTTTCCTCAGCTTGTACCTGAAAGGGTATGCAAAACACCCTGTAAGGTCTATCGAACGGACGGACTTAATCGTGACGGCTCAAAGAAGCAGACGGTCATATTTGATGGCAAATGCTTTCACTCTGAGAAGTCAAGGCAGAAATTATCCGCAGAGAAACAGCTTATAACCTTGTCAGGCGAGGCTCTTTTCTGCGGAGATATTGCCCCTGATAACGCTGTTATAGAGGGCTATGCGGTCATAGGCGGCAGGACGTACAAGATATATGGCTCTGAGAAAGCCAAAGACCCTGACGGCAGGGTGAATTACACAAGATTGGAGCTGATATAGTGGGCATTGAAATAAAGCTTGATATGCAGGCGATAAAGGCTATCGAAGACGCTGCTGTGAAGTCCGCTGAGGTGGCTATGGAGCAGGTGAGGACAGACCTTGTGAGTGCTCAGACAATGCCGTTCGATACAGGCGATATGCAGAATAATCAGACCTTTGTCCACGCTGACGAAAGCGGTGCAAGTCTTGTGACAGGCTCTCCGCAGGCAAGACGTTTGTATTATCACCCAGAGTATCATTTTCAGAAAGGCAATAACCCCAACGCAGGTGCGGCTTGGCTTGAACCATATATCACAGGCAGTAAAAAGGACCTTGCCAAGAATGAATTTGTGGCAGAGTTCAAAAAGAGGACAGGCGTATGACTTTACTTAACATAGCGGATATGCTGAGCGATATTCTTGACTTGCAGGACGTGTATGCAGGCACTATTGACGGCAACCTTGACAAGTGCATAGGCGTGTACAACGCAAAGACCTCAAAGCCGCAGCGTATCTGCATAGGCGGAAAAGCCTGCACAAAAACACTTGAAAAACATATCTCGGTGCTTATTCATTGGACTGATACTCCCACGCAGGCAGAGATAAAGGCTCAGAGCGTTCTTGATATCCTATCCGATATACGTCAGCATAAGGCTGACGGCTTTATGGTAAAGTATCTCGACTGCAAAGAGCCTGTTTCTGTTGGCAGGGACGAGCGAGGCGTGTGTGAATATGTTATCGAGGCAACATTATATTACGAAAGGAATGAATGAGTATGGCAAACACAACAGGAGTTTATCCCGTATATGACAACCAGTTCAAGATAGACAAGACAGGCGGTGACGGCTCGACAGAGGGCAATCTTGTGACTATTGCCGATATGGAGAGCTTTTCAGTATCCATTGACGGCAATATCGAGGAGTGGAAGCCTTTTGATCAGCAGGGGTGGACAAGACGTCTGCTCACTGGTAAGTCTATCACTATCAGTATCTCAGGCAAGAGAAACGTCGGTGACGCAGGCAATGACTACATTGAGAGCCTTGCACTCAAAACAGGTGCTGCGGCGACCACAACCCTTGTGTGGAACTTTCCAAGCGGCGCAAAGCTTGTTATCAAGGGCGTTGTCAGCGTAACAGAATGGGGCGGCGGAGATTCGACAGCAGTTGCACCGCTTGCGTTCGACTTTGCTTCCGACGGCAAGCCTGAGTTTACAGAGGCGACAGCGTAAGAACACAGACAAAACAGGGGAGCGTTCAAAGCGCTCTCCTAATTTTATATATCAGAAAGGATAATAACTATGGCAAAGATGTATACACTCGACAGCAAGCTTCTTACAGGTACACCTGAGATAAGAGTGGGCGACAAGGTCTACCCTGTGGACGACAGGCAGAAAACTGTCAAGAAGATACTTGACATCTGCGACAAGAACGCTGAAAAGAAAGACCTTGATATGATAGACGAGGTTTTCAAGCTTGCGTTCGCACCAAAGGACTACAAGGAGATAGAGGCAATGAATATGCCTTGGGCGGCATATCAGCAGCTTTTCACTCTTGTTATCTCAGCGGTAACAGGCGAGGACGCAGAAAAGACAGAGGCTCGATTTCCACAGGAAAACGCAGAGTAAGTTTGAAGAAAGCTGGTATGATCTTGACTATGACCGAGAGCTTATCATACAGTCCATTGCAAAGCAGTACAATATCCTGCCCTCAGAGCAGGAAAATCTGCATTACAGCGATTGGTACAGGCTCGTTGCAGGGCTTATGCACGATACGCCGCTGGGTCAGATAGTTCGTATCAGGAGCGAGGACAACAAGGATATCATAAAGAATTTCGACAGGTATGAAAAGCAAATACGCTCAGAATGGACGGCGTTCAGAAGTCAGAAAGCAAGAGAAACGTTCACAGAGCAGGACAAGCTTGAAACTGCGAAATACTTTGAAAGGCTGTTCAAGGGAATGTTCGGAAAGGCAGGTGATAAGTAATGGCAGACGGAGCAAGCGTTGGTGTTATATCTCTTGACCTTGTGATAAAAAACAAGGTGCAGGAGCAGCTTGACATGATATCTGCAAGCATACAGAACGGCTTTTCAAAGCCAGTAGAGCAGGCAGAGAAAGCTGTTGAGAACGCTATGGATAAGACTACTAAAGCAATAGACGAGGGCTTTGGCAGTGCGTCGGAGATCGCTCAGAAAAGTATGCAGGAAGCTGTTGAAAAGGCAATGGCTGAGTATGATAAACTGGGCAAAAAGGCGCAGGAAGCGGCAGGACAGACAGATAATATCAAGCCTAAAACTGTTCAGGTGAACTATGATCCTGAGTATGACACTACAAAGGTCGAAGCTGAGGTCAACGAACTAACGGATAAGATAGTTCAGAAAATGCAGGACAAGACTAAATCAAGTTCTGCAAAGATAAGTCAGACAGCGGCGGAAACGGCAAACAAGTCAGCCGAAAGCGTTTCAGAGCAGACAACAAAAATGGACGATATTATCACAGGCTTTGCTGAAAGTGCCGTGCAAAAAATAAAGACTGTTGCAGGCAGAATAAAAAGCGGTATCGGCTCAGCCGTAAGCTTTGCAGGCAAGGCGGTGAAGTCAACTCTTGGAGGAGCTTTTAGGACAATGCGTTCGGCAGGCTCAAAGGCTGTTGACGCAGTTAAATCCAAATTCAGCAGGCTTAAAACAACTATCGACAGCACTTCAAAACCGCTGAGTAAGTTTACACATTCGCTCAAATCTGCGGCAAAAAGAGTGTTCTTAATGGCAGGCGTGCTTGTTTTGCTGAAAGGAATACGTTCCGCTGTTGCAAACGCCGTTC